TTCGCAGATCATATCGTTTTCCATTTTTGTTTTCCTTTCGCTTTATTATACCTATTTGCTTTGGATTGTCAAGAGCAATTCAGAATTTATTCGAAAAATATGGTATCGTACAAAGTATCCAGGTCTTTAATCGTCCCGCTATGAAATGTTATATTACCACACCAATCAGATACACGTAAGCCCAAGCTATTGGATGTAATCCGGGTTGTGTAACCATCATCTTCAATTGTGCAGGTTAGTAACCCCAATTCCCAGCGATCAGCACCATAAGCGCTCTTTGCCTTATTAACAAGATTTCCATTTTTGCGAATGAAGTAAGATATAGCGTGAATTTTTTGCATTGTTGTTTTTGCGTCGTTCATATTTTTTTCCTTTTCCTTATTATACATAATCGGCAAGCCCTGTCAACGCTATCTACAAAAAATAAATAAAAAATTCGCTGACTCTAAAAGTTGGCTGACTATAATCTCCCCTTATGCTGGGAGTCAGACAAGAATGGCTAGTACACCCCTCGTTTGGGGGGTCGCGCCCCTGCGCCCGCCCCTCCATCGGGGGGATAGCCCGCCGCCCCAACCCCCCGCAGGGGGTATATCTAACATATCATATTATATTAGATCCCAATCTAACAATTAGTAATCACTATCAAACTGTCCGTGATCCCAATCGTCCCCGTCATATACATCTTGCCATTCTGTATATTCATCGGGTTGCCCGTCATCTTCATAATCTTCGAAGTCCTCGTCGATATCCCCGAATATGTCCAAGGTATCGTTTTCGTCTTCCCACCACTCATAACCATAGCAGGCTTGTTCAAACTCATCGTAACCTTCAAAAGATTCTTGACCGTACATAATTTTTTCCTTTTGTGAAACCCTTGAATCGTTTTCTATATTTTACTGTGTGATGGGCGATTGTCAATAGACTCTGAATCTATTTGGCGAAGTATTCGGCAGGAATCGTCAGATTTTTTCCGTATCCGAAATAGTGTTCGTTTTCGTAAGTTCCATTCTTGTAGAAGCCAGCACCGTTTTCAAACATGGTTGCTTTTCGTGTTGGCAATCGTGTTCCTTTTTTGAAAACAATTCCGTTGACTGTGAATTCTTTGGTGAGAACTGGGGTTTTTTCTGTTGCGTTTTTCATGATTTTCCCTTTCGTGTTGCTTTTATCTTACTGTATCTTGCTAGCCCCGTCAAGAGCTAGATTTATTTTTTTTAAAAAAAACTTAGGGAGATATTCAGCAGCCATTTTATCGCTGTATTCTTTCGACCTTTTCAGGATTCGTTGGCTTGCTCCCTTGCGGAAGCGTTTATCTATTTTTTATTTTCCCTTCGTTTTCTCTATTATAGTGTATCGGCCTTGCAAGTCAATAGAGGTTAGCAAATTTTCCGATTTTTTTATTTTGATTTTTTTCTCGATTTGCTATTGACAGCCGATTATATTTATGATATAGCCATACCCCCTATACAGAGGGGTTCGGGGGGCCGCCCCGACCCCCCGGAGGAGGGGGATTTTTTGTTGTCTAATATAATGAGATATATATTATTATCTTAGACGATATGTTTGATATATCTCTTTTCCTAGTTCGCCCAATTCTTCAACTAGCGAAGTAATTTTTTGTCGCTCGTTAAAACCTCTATTGTAAACCCCACTATCATCAGAAAAATCATAGAACCAATCATGCGATTTACACAGCGTTTCTAGCTCTTGGGCTGCTCGGTTTCGTTCGTATTGTTCGACTTCGATTTGATCGTATGCACTCATTTTTGTTTTCCTTTTCTTTCGTTGTATTGTAGTTGTTTTGTTTTCGCTGTCAACGGCAACTAGCAATTTTCTTGCAAGTATTTGAGCATGTTTTCTGCGTTGGTTTTTGCTAGTTCGTAGTCACCCAAGGTAACTTGCACTTGCAATTCCTTTGCAGTTGCTTCGATCCCGATTTCAAGGATTCTTGCGAGCATGTTTTCATTCGTTTCATTTGTCCAATCAAACATTGTTTTTTCCTTTTGTGATTTGTTTCGTATCGTTTCCACTATTATACCCTATCGGCAATCCGTGTCAATAGGGTTTAGGGGATTTTTTTATTTTTTATTTTTTTATTTTAGGTGTTGACACAGTTAAATTCGGGCGCCCGCCCAATCTCCCCCCACAGAGGGGTTATTGTTAGTCTTCCAACCATTCGCAAATATCAGCCAAAAAATTGCAAAACTTTTCTAATATTCCTGCAATACTCAAAAATATTGCATAAATAACAGTAAAAATAAAAAGCACAAAAACTGTCAGCATCAAAAAAACATTTCTCATCTTTATTTTCCTTTGCTAGATTTTACTGTGTTGTTTTGTTTTGTCAATAGGGTTTGGCGTTTTTCCGAATTTATTTTGCAAAGTATTCTGCTGGAATTCTCAATGCTTTTCCATATCCGTAATAGTGGGGGAAAACGTATCCACCATCCTTTTCAAATCCTGGGTATTCATTGTACATATCCCAGTGTTTGCCATGCTCATAAAGCCTAGTTCCGGCTAGGAATACTAGTTTTCCGTTGACGATGAAATTTTTTGTCAGGGGTTTCCAAGTTTTGCCTTTGGTGGTCATGATCTTTTCCTTTCGTGTTTTCTTTCGTATCGTTTCCATCATTATACCCTATCGCCAAAATGGGTCAATAGGGTTTAGCATTTTTTTTGGAATTTATTTTGCGTATTTTTTTGTTAGAAAATAATAAAAGATAATAGTCTAATTGTTAGACAATAATAGTATGTTATATATTCATATAAAAATTCCCCCCCATGGAGGGGTCGGGGCGGCCCCCCGTCCCCCCCCACAGAGGGGTTATCATACATTCTGTTATATAATATGATATATCAATCACTACTATCTACAGTGTATTGAATTCCGCAATCATTACAATAATATTTGTTGTAACATCTTCCAATATTCACTCTTGACATATTGTAAGTTTTATACTTATCACAACGCGGATCAACTTGTCCACAATTTTTTTTGTGTTCCAAGTATTTGTCTGGCGGATTTTTTGCATCCCAACTATTGGCACAACCAAGGTTGATAACTTCAATTTTTTTGTTTTCGCTAATCATTTTTTTTCCTTTTCTGTTTTCTCGTTTTCCCTATTGTACCCTATCGACCGTTTTTGTCAATAGGGTTTAGGAAATTTTTTGAATTATTTTATTTCTTCAAATTTTCCTTGGATATATTTTAGGCTATTTGAACGATACCTACAATTCGTAGGCGAGCCATTTTCTCGATAGGAAATCCAGTACCTTTTAGACAATGCGAAGTACTCCTTTTTTCCTTCGGACGCTTCTACGATATGGACGTTCAACCCGTTTTTTGTAACTTTGCTTTTCAGAATTTTCATTTTCTTTTTTCCTTTTCTTCCTCTATTATACCCTATCGACCACTTTTGTCAATAGGGTTTAGCGTTTTTCCGAATTTATTTTGCAAAATATTCTGCTGGGATGTATAGGTATTTCCCATAGCCAAAGTAGTGTGCAGCAACAAAAGTCCCATTTCGATCAAAGCCTACCCCATCATCAAACATGTTACCTTTTCGTAACATGAATCTTTTTCCTTTTTTGAAAGTAACTCCGTTTACTGTGAAATCTTTTGTAAGAACCGCGAATTTTTTGTTTTCCATGATTTTTTTTCCTTTACTCGATTTTTTGTTTTCTCGTTTTCCCTTACACCATTATTATACGTGGCACGCTATTTGCTAAGTCAACCCCCTCTTTTGGAATTGTTCAAAAACCCAATGTTTTCATTGGTGGAAATTGTTTTTTTTCTTTTTGACTTCTCTGTTGGACACTTAGTTTTTGAAGAATCGGCACTATTCTCAACTTGAGACAAATTTTGTGCAAAATAAATCCAGTATTTTTCCATCAGTTTTTCTAATGGGGGGGGTGGTGTTTTCTGCTCATTTTCGACTGCCATTTTGGCAGTCTCAAACGCTGGGGTGGTTGCAACGAAAAGTCAACATATATTTTATTATGTATTACCCATACTATTCTGATTACCCATCTTGATTCAATAAAAAAAGCGGCAACAACTGCCGCTTTGCTATCCAAATCTAACTTGGTTTGTAGGGTTTTCTCTTGAGCATCATCTTGGCTTCTTCGGGAGTTCTGTCTCCTTTTCGGTTGTTGCACACAACACAACTCGCCACAAGATTTTCCCAAGACTCTCTGCCGCCACGACTTTTTGGAAACACGTGATCTATAGTCATTTTAACATCATTCGCCCCACAGTATTGACACGTATAGTCATCTCTTAAAAATACATTTCTTTTTGTGGGGGAATTTCTACGGCTGAGTTTCACATATTTTTTCACCATCACCGTTTTGGGCACTCTAAAATACTCTCCACCGGCGCTCAAAATCGGGCGATCCCAAAACTCAATCGGTTGAATTTTTCCCAGCAACAAAAGAGTCAAACCCTTTTGCCACGAAATGACACTGATGGTCGAACAGTCTAGATTTAGAATTGTGGTTCTCACAATATGCTTTCTCTAAAAAAAAATGTAAAAATAGTGAAAAAAAATACTTTTTTATAAACTTACACAAAAACATGTGTACATCATAGTGTATACAGAATCTGTTTGGGTGTATCTTGTGTTATAATATACAGTACAAACCAAAAAAGTCAACCGCCCCTAGAAAAAAAATCTAAAAACATGACAACAAACACTCAAAACACTCCCGCCGTAGAAACCTTCGTGACGATTGCAACAATGGATTCTGTTGAACCAAACACAATTCCAACGCCCGAACTAACTGTCGCTATCGCCAACGAAATGCTGCTGGAAGATAGGGAGTTAGATACCATCGGGTGTATTACCCAAACTATTCTGACTAGCGAATGAATCAAGAAATAACCCCCGAACAGTTTACAACCATACAAAAAATAGCCAAGCAACTCGCCCCTAGATATGTTTTTGGCTCCTATGAACGAGATGACATAGAGCAAGAAGCCACCATCATGGCTTTGGACGGTTTAAAAAGATACGATGGGGTTCGCCCTCTTGAGAACTTTCTTTATACTCACGTTAACAACCGTCTTAAAAACTTTAAACGTGACAACTTCTATAGAATAACAACCGGCAATGCCGAAAGAGCCCAGCAAGCAAAAAAAGACTTGTTTGCGGCCTCTGTTTCTAACGACCCCATTGTTTGTGTTGAAGAAGACTTGTCGGATTCTATAGACACAAAAGAAGCCATAGAAAAAATAGATAGGCTTTTGCCCGCCAAGTATCGCGCCGATTATCTAAAAATGACAGCGGGCGCAAAAGTTTCCAAGAAAAAGAAAATGGAAATTTATTCTTTAATACAGAGTATAGTGGGGGAAAATTATGAGTGATCTTAAAAAGGGAAGATTCTCTGTTTCTGAAATGGCTTTTATAAAAAGCAACACCGAGAAACTCACAGTCGATCAAATATCGCAACGATTAAATAGAGATCCTTCTTCTGTAAAGTCTTGGATCGAGCAAAACGTTGGGTTCTCCAAGTCAGAAAAAAAAGAAGCTGAAGTTCATCAAGAACTAAAAGGCAAGCCTTATTACAAAGAACTAACAAGCCAGTTTGGAGATGAGGAATTGAGAATGTTCGAGTTCCACTTCAAAAAAATGTGGGCTCAGTTCAAAGACGATGTTTTTCACACCGAAGAAATGCAGATCATAGACACCATCAAGCTTGAAATACTGATGAATCGTATATTAAAAGGTCAGCAAGACACCATAGCAAAAATATCCAAAATAGAACAAGATTTAGTCATAGAAAAAAAAATAGACAAAGACAATCAAGACAGGGACTTGATAATAAATCTTGAACGACAAATTGCGGTTTTAAGATCATCTCAAGAAACAATGTCGAGAGACTACAAAGATCTTCAAACCAGAAAAGCCACAATGTTGAAAGATCTAAAGGGCACAAGAGAGCAAAGAATCAAGGCAATTGAAGACAGCAAAGAGACTTTCGCCGCCCTTATAACCAAGCTAACAACAAATGCAGATTTTCGTAGGTCTGTTGGAATAGAAATGGAAAAAATGAGATTGGCCGCAGAAAAAGAAAGAGAAAGACTTTCTCAAGAAATAGTTTACGAAGACAACAATGTAGACAGGCCGCTTTTAAACAGTGAATCAGTTTTAGGAGAATAAAGGATGGAAAATGTTTTAGTTTTTGGAGCCACCGGACAAACCGGATCATATCTTTCGGAACTGTTGATCGAAAGAGGATACAAAGTCATCGGCGTTTCGCGCCGATCAAGCACCAACAATACTCAGAGACTTTCTTCTTTACTAGAAAATTCTAATTTTGAATTGGTAGAGGGGGATGTAACGGATTGTTTTTGTATTGCGAACTTGCTTGCTGTATACAAGCCAACTCAAGTTTACAATATGGCCGCCCAATCGCACGTAGCCACCAGCTTCAAGCAGCCCGCCTTGACTTGGGATATCACCGCTGGCGGCTGTTTAAACATTCTAGAAGCAATCAGAACTGTATCGCCCACCACAAGATTCTATCAAGCCAGTTCCAGTGAAATGTTTGGCAAAAACTTTTCTAAAAAATACAGAGCTTCCAGGAAATTGGGACTGATAGCAAAAGGCCCAATAGAAGTTGCTCATTTAGAGTGCGAAGAGTTTAAATATCAGGATGAAAATACGGCGTTTATGCCGCAGAGTCCATATGCTATAGCCAAACTCGCCGCGCACCACCTTGTTAGAAACTATCGTGAGTCTTACGGCATTTTTGCTTGTTCTGGGATTTTGTTCAATCACGAATCGCCCCGAAGAGGCGAGCAGTTTGTCACTCGCAAAATCACAAAATGGATTGGCGATTTTATCAATTGGACGGAAGTACAGAAAAAATCACTGGATGGGTTTGAATACCAACTCTCAGACAATGACAATATTTTGTCTACTAAAAATCATGACCTTGCACTTGCCCCAATGTTTCCAAAGTTGAGACTGGGCAACTTAGATGCCAAGCGAGACTGGGGCCATGCCAAAGATTACGCAAACGCTATTGTTATGATGATGCACGGAGAAACTGCCGATGATTATGTGGTTTCCACTCAGGAAACTCACACAGTTAGGGAATTTCTTGAGCTAGCATTCGCTCATGCCGGATTGGGTGATTATAAAGATTACGTTGTGGTTGATCAAAAATTCTTTAGACCCGCAGAAGTTGATTTTTTGCTGGGTGATAGCTCTAAAATAAGAAAAACTTTAGAGTGGAGTCCAGAAACTTCTTTCCAAGAACTAGTAAAACAAATGGTGGACAGCGACATTGAGCAAGCAAAGAAGAGATGACCCAGAGTTGCGGGCCGAAGTATTAAAACGAGACAAAAGAACGTGTCGTTTGTGCAACAAGAAAAAAAGAAAACTTGAGGTTCATCATATTCAAAGGTGGGCCGATGCATCTTCGCTTAGATTTGATGTGGGCAACTGCATAACATTATGTTCTGGTTGCCACTATTCTATTCGTGGAAAAGAAACATTTTACGCTAGCTTATTTTACGAGATACTACATGGCCGGTAAATACACAATCATAAAAGACACCAGAGAACAGCAGGGGTGGGATTTTCCGCCCAGAGACAGTTGCGCTGGAATGGAAATTGGTACGCTCAGAACTGGTGATTATACCTTAAAGGGGTCTGAAAACTTAATTTGTATAGAGCGTAAAAAAACGCCCACAGAAGTCGCTGGAAATCTAGGTAGAAAAAAGAAGCCATTCGAAGCAGAAATGCAAAGAATGAGCAAATTTAAATACCCGTTTATAATTTGTGAATTTAGTATGACAGACTTGCTGGAATATCCAGAAAATTCTTCTATTCCTATGTCTAAAAGAACCAACACAATGATAACCGGCAGATATATGCTTCGTTGCTTATTAGAATATCAGCTTGAGTACAATATAAAAATATTGTTTTGCGATAATGCCACTCACGCGGCCACTGTAGCCGCAAGCCTGATGAAGAGATTACATGAAAACATTACAAAAAAAACTGAATGACGCTTGGCTAAACATAGATGTAGATGAAAATCATTTGTTCAACCCCATGGATATTGTATTCTCAGGGGAAAACGAAAATGAAAAAATAATCGAAAAACTAACATGGTTGATAATGCAGCCAGAGTATTTTTCATTTACATGCAAACACATTCTAAATATAGAGATAGCCCCTTTTCAGCTTGTTCTACTTCAAGAACTGTGGGATAAAAAATTCCCAATGCTCATAGGAAGCCGGGGTATGAGCAAATCTTTCACGATGGCCGTGTATTGCATGTTAAGGTGTCTTTTGATGCCCCGCCGTAAAATCATCGTGGTTGGCGCTGCGTTCAGACAGTCCAAGGTTATTTTTGAGTACATGGAAACAATATGGAAAAACGCTCCCGTATTGAGAGATCTTTGCGACAACAACAGTGGGCCAAGCAGAGACATAGACAGATGTGTGTTTAGATTGAATGGCGGCACTGTAACGTGTTTGCCTCTTGGTAACGGTGAAAAGATCAGAGGTCAGCGTGCCAATGACATTATAGCCGACGAGTTCGCTTCTATACCCAGAGATATTTTTGAAAATGTTGTTGCTGGTTTTGCCTCGGTTTCTTCTTCTCCTATTGAAAAAGTAAAAGCAGAAGCAACAAAAAAGGCTGCAAAAGCCATGGGCATAGAAGTAGAAGACTCAAAAGAAGATTTGGAAATCCACAAGTCTAATCAGATTATATTGGCTGGTACAGCATATTATGACTTTAATCATTTTGCCGACTACTGGAAAAGATACAAGCAGATCATAGAAACTTGCGG